CATCGAGCATCTACCCCGATACCTGCGCTGTTCGAAATGCGGAGGCCGGCCGAACAGGATCGTGCCTACGCCGTTGCCGCCATCCTTTCCGCTATACGGCCGGGACGAACGGCACTGGAAGCGGTTCGAGCGAAAGCTAAGGGGCTAGACCTACGACCTGCACCAGGTCGAGATACGTTTCGCGATCGATGGAGCATACTGATGACTGATGAGCACGAACATGACGACGCACCGGCCATGGCGTTTGGCGCCTGGCTTCTAACCCAGCGCGATGCCGGTGGCTTTGTCGGGCAACTCGCCAACGCGGCGGCGATCGACCGCGCGTTCCCGAGATCTGGCGACGTCGACGCGACACGAAAGTGGCTGCAGGCGAACCGCGCCAGTGGCGACGACTGGGAAGCGCTGGAGGATGCAGAAAATAAATGGATGGCCAACGGTCTAGCCGATTAGACCTGCCGCCCAATGGACCAGCAGATGAGCAACCGTCTCAAGCTTGTGCATGAACGCAGTCGGATCTGCCCACGCATCCTTGCCCATACCCTGGGCCACTCCTTTCGCTATGTTTGCTCCGCCACTGGCGACCACGCGAGCCACTCCTCGCGATATCGCGAGCAGGTGCCCAGCCGTCTTCTCTAAAAGCGTTGGGTTGGCGCTATTTGCTGCTTCTTCGCTGCCTGTGTTTGCGATGATCTCGGGAATGTTATCCAAGGCGGTGGAAATGTCGGCACGTTCGGGCTCGAGTAGATCATCTTCGGGAGGGCCATTGTGGCCTATGGGCGCGGGGCCGTCGAAGCGTTGATCGATACGGTGGCTCAGTAACGCCAACTGGTTATGAATCGCCTCAAGATCAGCCCTCAATGCGTCCATGTCAGGCAGCAGCGGCTCACCCGGCATTGCATAATTTGCAGCCACATCCCTAAATGCGGCGAGGCCTACTTCGGAAAGCTGAGGGCGGCCCCCGCGCCTGTCATCGACCAAGATAGAATTGAATGCATTGAGCCCGTCTTCGCTCCAGCCGGTTAAGCCTGTCATTCCGCCACCGTGGACCCCGTGACTATCTGGATTGTCTTGTAGAGGGCCATTGAAGAAGTCCTGAAGATCTTTATCGGTGGACCTCCTTACCTTTAAAGGTCCAAACTTCTCTAGAATTTTGAGCAACAGTATCAACCGACCCATTGTTAGCCCACGCGTCCCTGTAAACTCGTGCTGATACTCCACTTCAGGAATTTCTCCAACGTACCTAAGCTTAGTGTTAAGCTCCCTTGTAAGCGCTCCGGGATGCGATGAGCGCGAATCGAACGTCGAGTGGTTTGTCATACTAGAATGAAACCGCATTTCGAGGTCTTCGGCAACCAAGCTTTGCCAATACGGGCCGGCTAGATGCCGCCCCGACCGTTATTCTGCGTCGAAGTTCGAAATGATTAGCTCTGCGGCTTTGACGGCCGCCCCAGCCCCAACCGTGTACGTCGTGTCGGCCTCGATCATATGAAACGCAGCAAACGTCTCGCGCACGCCAGGCGTATCGTTGATTGAAAGCAGGAACTTGCCCTTGATGCCGGCGAGCTCCGCCGCGAGCTGGTCGAAGTCGCCGCGGCCGAACACGTCCTGGCCATAGTCTTTCTCGCAACCCCAATAGGGCGGATCGAGGTAGAACAGCATGCCAGCGCGATCGTACCGCCGGATGAACTCGCCATACCCCAGCTGCTCGATCGTCACGCCCGCAAGCCGCTCGTGAATGTCAGCGAGTAGCGGTTCCAGCTTCGTGACGTTGAATCGCGCGCCCTGGCTCTTGTCGACGCCGAACCCGCGGCCGGCGACCTTCCCGCCGAACGCCAGCTTTTGCAGATAAAGAAACCGCGCTGCGCGTTCGAGGTCGGTCAACGTCTCGGGGCGCTGCGCCTTCAGCCGTTCGAACTCGGCCCGGCTGGCGATGCGGAACCGCAGCATGTCGATCATGTAAGGGTAATGGCGTTGCAGCACGCGGAAGAACGTCGCCACGTCGCCCGACACGTCGTTGATGACCTCGACCTTCGGCCGTAATCGGCGGCGAAGGAACACGCCGCCCATGCCAACGAACGGTTCGGCATAGCCGTCATGGGCGACGCGCTCGATCATCGCGACCAGCCGCGATGCCAGATTACGCTTGCCGCCAATGTATCCCGCCGCGGGTGCGACGGGCCGAATAAGATTTAGAGTGTTCACTTTACGTTCTCGCGTCATAAGTGCCGCACCCCGCGAATCGTGGGGTGCGGGACGGCCGGTGGCCGATGGTCGTGGCGAGCGTAATCCTCGTCGGTTTGCCGGGCTCCACCCCGACATCCCCCGCCCGGCTATGCCGGACGTGAAAGCTTAGCTGGCTGGTGCCGGTGCCTTCCGCGGCGCGAACGCGACCGCTTCGACGCCCACCGCCTCGTTGATGTCCAACAGGCGCGCCTGGATCGGTTCGATCTCCAGCTCGAAAAACATATCGACCGCCTCGCTGGGCTTGCCGAGCGTCGAACCCTGCGCCGGCACGATGCCCAGCAGCACGGGTGGCGTGCGGTGCGCCGCCAGTACGTCGTCGCGCGTCGCGTTCTTGATCCCCATGAACTCGTCGTTCGCGCCGACCTGGGCGATCGGCAGGATCTTGATCCCGCCATCCTTGCCGCCAGGCTGGTGGACGAAGAGGTTGCGGAAATTTCCCGGGCCCTTCGACCGCTTCAACGCGTCGCGGATCGCATTGACGTCACCATCGGAGAACTCACCGGTCGCATGTAAAATGAAACCCGCGTGACTACCGTTCAGATAGTATTTTCGGCGAAACAGCGTGGCAGCTTCATTGAGCAACGCCGATTGCAGCGCAGAGATATACTCTGGCACGCCGTAAATCTCTTGGTTGATGTCCGGCTGCATGATCTGAATGACGCTGCGGGGCCTAAACTCGAACTCCGTCGATAGGTTTTCCACGAAGAAGTACCGGCCCTCTTCGATTCCACGGCGTGTGAATTTCGCCAGAGAATGATCAAGGCGCATGAGGCCGCCGAGGACGCTGCGGCGCTGCTCGACGAAGCCGAGCCCGAACACCAGATAATCGAACACCAGCTTTTCAAACGCGCCGCGGGACAACCAAGGCGTCGGCATGAACGACCGCACCAGCAAATTGCGCTTCAGCAGGATCGCCGAGCTATGATGCGGGCTCGCCCGAAACGAACGGGCCAGGCCCTCGACGCTGATCGGCGGCTCGAACCACCGGCCGTTATGCGGGCATTCCAGCATATCGAGGATCTCGCGCCGGCTGTTGACCGGCTCGGGATCCCCAAACGAAAACGCCGCTACCGACGTCGACTTCTCCGGCGTCGTGACGATCGCGCCGGCTCGGCCGGCCTCGTGACGGCTCATGCGGCGTGCCTTGCCCATTATAGGATCTCCATGGTCGACTTGGGCGCTTCGCGGCCGTCGAGCGGTTCGTTGTTGAGGACGTGCATAATCGACCAGGCGAGATCCGCGTGGCCGTCGTCACCGCCACGGCCGGCCTTGAACGTGACGTTCCGGCCGCTGGTGGTCAGCGTTTTCTTGATCGAGACGAAGGATGAAACGACATCGAGCCAGCTCGCATCGAATGTCATCCGCCCGCGCGAGATCACATTCTGCGCCTTCATGATCATCATCGCCTTCACCTCGAGCGAATATTCGATCTTGGTGACGCCCTTGATCCCGGCATCGGGTTTAGCGAGCAGCTGGTAGACGCCGGCGCCGACGCCCGACGCGTCGATACCGAGGAACGTGCAGTTGTAGCGCGACAGAATACCCCGGATGAACGTGGCCTGCTGCTCGAAGTCGAGACCGCGGAGGGAATGCCGTTCGAGTAACCGGAACGGCCCTCCCTGAACCAATGGCGGTGCCATGATGCTGAGTGAGGCATTGTCGCCGTTCTCGCTATTCTGCGGATCGTAGCCGGCCCAAACCGGGCGCTCGCCGTAGGGGCGTGCGGCCTCCGGATTGAAGTCGGTCCAGTCCTCCATGGAGTCGCAGCCGCATTTGATCAGGTCGTTGAACCGAAACGCGGACAGGCTGTCGTCGACGAAATCGCAGTCGAACAGGTTGGCGAATTCGTCCGGTGCATATTCGTCGCGCAGCTCGTCGATGTCGAACAGGTCGCACCCGGCCGCCTCGGCGTCGGTGATTGTCACGATATGCCGCCAGATGCGATCCGGCCCCTGCACGCCGTCCTTCAGCGCGGCGTGGCTGACATCGATCTCGACACGCTCGGCCTTAGCACGTCGCCGGTTGCGCCGTTCACCCGTCCAGTACGGATAGGCCGCATGCGCGATCGTCGACGGCGTCGAAAAGTAGGTTTTACGCCACTTCTTGTGCGTTGCCATACCCGACGCGACCTTGTTCAACTCTTCGAAGCTGTGAACCCAAAAAAATTCGTCGAAGTAGAAGTTGCCGTGCCTGCCCTGCGCAGTGCGGAAATTCGTACCGAGAAAGTGTAGCTCGGCCGCAGCCTCTTCCGCGGGGCGTAGATCCGACGTGATATTCATCGGATCGCCGGCAAGACTGACGCCGACCAGCTTGGCAAAGCTGACTATGTAGCTGCGGAACTGATGCGCCTGCGCCTTTGACGCCGACAGAAATATTTGATTGCGACCGGTTTCGATCGCGTCGATCAGTGCCTCGAACGCAAAATAGTAGGTTGCGCCAATCTGTCGCGACTTCAGTATCATCCGGGTGCGGAACGAGAGCGCCTCGAACCATGCCTCTTGATACCCGTACAACTGGTCGAGGAAGATAGCCTTCAACTCAGCCGCCTGGTCGGCGGTGAAGTGGTTCTTCTTCGCCTTCTTCTTTTCGCCCGCGTTGCGGTTCGCGACCCGGTCGTTCAGATCACCGGAATGACCGCCAGGTGCTTCATAGCGGCGCACCTTAGCCAGGCTCTCGACCTGACGACGTAGCGCGTCCAATTCGGTATAGTCCGCGCCGGTCTTCTTATCCTTACAGATGAGCACCATCAGGCGCGTCTCAAGGCAGTCCTCCAGCTTGCGGATCGACGGCGCATCGTCCCAGTTGTGCCGGCGCGCCCAGCTTTTCACCGTGTCGTATTTGACGTCCAGCTCGTTGCTGATCTGTGCCAGGCTCCACCCGCGCCAGTACAGGCTGCGCGCCGCGCGGATCCGTTCTTCGACGGGCAGGGTGAGTGGGTCGGCAAGGATCGACATGGCCGTGCGAGCCTAGCCACGCCCGCGCCGTCAACGCCTCCCGCGCCTCTTGTAGAAAACGTTTCTACAAGAGGCGCGGGTTGAGACTGTTCTGGTTTCAGATCGGCATCTGCGCTTCCAACACATATCGACCGCCCTTCAATCGTGGACGGCCGAACAGATCCGCGTGTACAGCGCCAGCATGAGAATGCCGTTCCGCCTATGGAGTCTGATCGGACTCTCCTTGGCAATGTCCGCTTGCGATCAGCCGCGTTCGTCCGCTCCGCCGATGTCGGTAGGGGTGGACGAAAAACTCAGCGCAGAGCAGGACATAGCGCGCACGCAAGACAGCGTCCGGTTAGCGCTGGCGGAAAAGCGGATAGCGGAACTTCAACAAAAAATCGCCGAAATGGAAGTGACGCCAGACTCGGTCGAGATCGACCTGCTTAAAGGTCGATTGGAGGCGGTCGAGGCAAAGGCCTATGCACGCCAGGACGATGCTGAACTGCCTCGTGATAACGCGGTACTGACACCAACGCGGGCGGCTGCGCCGACGCCGATGCCGGCGGTTAAACCGACATCACGGACCGGGGCTAGAGCAGCTGCCGTTCCGACCAAGCGTGACGGCGCAAGAACACCTTTGCGAATTCCCCAACTGGAGCCTGCGCCACGTCTGGCGACGGACGCAGAAAAGGGCGCCTACGGTACTCGACCACAATAAATCACGTATCATGGCTGCATTCACTAAGACCGCCGCCTGATCTTGTAGAAAGCTATTCTACAAGACCGGCCGCTTGAGGAAGCGGTCGTCTTCGTCCCTGTTCGGTCTTGCAAACGGGCGCCCGGCGCGCCGCAATCGAACCGAGGACCAGCCGCCATGGGCACCAAGAGCAAGCCATTCCGCATCTTCGTCGAAGGTGAAACCATAAGCGATGGCCGCAAGGTCACGGCCGAGATGATCGATGAATGCGTCGCGACGTTTGCGCCCGCCACTTACAGCCCGCGCATCAACATCGAGCATGTCTCGGGCTACAGCCCCGAGCCCCCGTTCAATGGCTATGGCGACGTCGTCGAGCTTGAAGCCAAGACCGACGACTTCACGATCGCCGGCAAGGTCGAGAAGCGTCGCGCCATGTATGGCGTCGTCGATGGCAACGACCAGCTCGTTGCGCTCGCCAGGGCCGACCAGAAGCCGTTCCCATCGGTTGAACTGACCCCCAGTTATGCCGGAACCGGCAAGTTCGGCATCATCGGCCTGGCGTTCACCGACACTCCGGCATCGATCGGCACACAGCGTCTGCAATTCTCGAATCGCGCCCCGGGTACCGTGTTCGCCTTCGCGACCGACGCAGTCACGATCGAATTCGAAGCCAAGAGGGCCGAGGATGAAAAGGTCGACAGCATGGTCGATCGCCTGTTTTCCGCCGTCGTCGCCAAGTTCAAGCCCGCAGAGCCCGACAAGCCGAAGAACGAGCCAAAGCCAAAGGCCGCCAACGATAATTTTGACGCGGCTGGATTCGCAACGGACATTCAGAACGCCTTCAGCGCCGTGCTGACCGCTGCGCTGAAGCCGATCATCGAGACGCAGACCGCTCACCAGCGCGACTTCGCCACGCTCAAGACGCAGCTCGCGAACACCGAACAATCGGGCTTCTCACGCGCGCCTGCGTCGGGCGGCGGGGACGACGCCGTCACCGACTGCTGATCGTCGGCCACCCGCCCCGACCGCCGCCCGCCAGACCGCCAGGCCGCCAGACCGCCAAGCCTTCACAGGAACCGCCCCGATGCTCAACGTAACCCGCAACAAGTATGACGCCTACACCCAGCAGATCGGCAAGCTGAACAACGTCGCTGATCCCAGCCGCTCGTTCGAAGTGCTGCCGTCGGTGGCGCAGACGCTCCGCGCCAAGCTGAAAACGTCGAGCGACTTCCTCTCCAAGATCAACATCATTCCGGTGGTCGCGCAGGAAGGCGACAAGGTCGGCGTCGGCGTGAAGGGCACGATCGCGAGTCGCACCGACACCCGCGTAAAGGACCGCGAGCCCCGTTATCCCGGCGATCTCGACGAGACGCGCTACCGTTGCGAGAAGACCGACTTCGACACGTTGGTTCGGTACGAGACGCTCGACGCCTGGGCGCATCAGCCGAACTTCCAGACCCTGCTGCGCGATGCGATCATCAGCGCCAAGGCCGTCGACATCATCACGATCGGGTTCAACGGCGTGAAGGTGGCCAAGGATACCGACCCGGTCGCGTATCCTCTGCTCCAGGACGTTAACAAGGGCTGGCTCCAGCACATCCGCGAAGACGCCCCAGAGCGCCACGCGGCCGGCGGTGACCTGAAGCCCGACACCCGCGTGGACGGGATCGTGACCGTACCAGGCGCGATCTACGTTGGAGCCGGCGAAGTCGACGTCGAGGTCGATTACGTCAATATCGACGCGCTGGTGTTCGCCGGTATCGAGCTGCTGCACGAGAATTACCGTGAGGATACCGACTTGGTCGCGATCGTCGGTCGCGCGCTCGTCAACGACAAGTATTTCTCGATCGTCAACGCATCCGGCGACAAGGCGACCGAGCAGCTCGCGCGTGACGTCCTGCTTTCCGACAAGAAGATCGGCGGT